TCTAACAATACAACGGCAGGTAGATTATGTACTTGTAAATTTAATTCTTCTGTATTTAATTCCATATCAACCTTCGCAACTTAAACATTCAACGTCTTCTAAATTAATTCTAGGTATCTTTACATTAACATTCTCAGCAGACTTAGCTGCGTCTGATCTTAAATAATATAAAGATTTTAAATTATGCATAGCATACCAATGCACATCGTTTACATATTGTAAATATTCATTGTGTACTTCTTGATCTTCTGTTGCTTTTGGAGGAACGAAAAATAAATTAACACTTTGACTTTGACAAATGTAAGGTTGTCTAATTTTTGCATGTTCTACAATTTGTAATTGATTTATTTCATCAGCAGTTTTAAATATTTCTTTTTCTTCTTTATTAAATATTTTAATATTTTGAATAGAACCTCTTTCATTTGAAATATCTTTCCAAATTTTATCTCGTTCTTCTACATTTAATCCTTTCTTCTTAAGTACTTTCTCTAAGAATTTATTTTTAACTTTGTAATTACCGGAGAGAGTTTTGTGCGTATATATGTTAGCACGATACGGTTCAACAGAAGGGGAAGTGCCACCACATATAATACTAGAACTGGCATTAGGAGCAACAGCGAGAAGGTGAGAGTTACGATTATTGCTACTATGTACATCAGGAGCTTCACCACGTATCTCAGCGAGTCTTTGAGTTGCTGTGACAGCTTCGGTTTTGATGTGAGAAAAGATTGTATTGTTGATACCAGTTTGTTGTAAACCATTAAAAGATAATCCTTTACTTTGGAGATACGCATGGAATCCCATTGCTCCCAAACCAATTGACCTTTCTCTATAAGCTGAGTATGCAGCTTTAACCATACCTTCTTTACCTTCTTTAACATAAGTTTTAAACCTCTTAAAATTTGCAGTATACCCACCTAATCTAGATGTATCTACTATGTCTTCAATAAAATGTTCTAATACATTGTCAAGCATTGTAATTAGATCATCTATAAATTGTTTATCTTTCTTCCACGTATCAAAATATTCTAAGTTTACACTTGACAAACAACAAACAGCAGTCCGTTCTTCGTTAGTAGGTAGAGTAATTTCAGAACATAAGTTGCTTTGTTTAATTTCTAAACCTAAATCTTTTTGCTCTTGAGGTAAAGCCTCATTACAAGTATCTATATTAATAAGATACGGCTCACCTGTTTCTGCTCTTGCTTCAAGTAACTTCATCCATAATTCTCGAGCATTAACTACCTTAGTAGGCTCGTTAGTTTTAGGATCAATCAACCTCCACTCTGCATTGTCTTTAACACACTCCAAAAATTCATTAGTAATGTTAACTGCATTGTGTAAGTTTAAATTCTTTCTATTTATATCACCACCTGATGCTCTTCGCATGTTAATAAACTCTTCAATCTCAGGGTGAGATATGTTTGAGTAGGCTGCATAGCTTCCTCGTCTTGTTGTGCCTTGATTAAAGGCAAGCATTTCTGAATCTACGACATGCATAAAGGGGATCGAGCCAGTAGAACGAGAACCGTTGCCAGTTGAAATCCCATCACTCCTAACATCTCCCCAATATCCACCGATACCTCCACCTGAACTTGCGAGCCATATGTTTTCATCATAGTGATCAGAAAGACCAACCCTCGAATCAGGTACATAATTGAGAAAGCAGCTAATAGGAAGCCCACGAGTTGTTCCTCCGTTACTAAGTATAGGAGTACTAAACATAAACCAATGATCGGATGCATAATTATATAACCTCTGTGCTAAATTAAAATCTATATAGCCTTTGTACGTTGCAGAAAACACGGCTGCTCTTGCAAAAGCTTCTTGAGGACTTTCTTCTTCTGACCAAAAATATCTGTCCTTTAATGTGTCAATACTAAACTTATCAAGTTTACTATCCTTACTATAATCTATTTGAATTCCTAAATATTCCTCAGTCATTATCCATCCTTGCTAATGTTTCCAGTAATCTTTTTTCATACCACTCAGCTTTGTTTAAATCCTGAACACCATTCTTATATCTAAATCTCCAACGATATTTTAAAGAGTTGCCACGTAAGTATCCAATAAATTCTTCGGTACTTAGCATAGCTCTGATTGCATCTATGCATTCTATTTCTCCTTGATTATAATGCTTGGGATGATTTACCAAGTCTTCTATTTTATTTCCCATAATGTCTCCTTAATGTATAGTTTTTGCCTCAGAAATTTCATCTGTTCTCTCTTGTAATTTTAATGTTACTAATTCATCTAATCTTAAAAGTAATGCTATATCTATTTCATCAGATGAGTCTCCTTGAAAAATAAAACCACCTAAGATAAATAACAAATCATCTAAGCTTATTGTATGTAAATTATAGTCAGGCATTATCCTTCACCAAATCCTCAAGAGTTAAATTAATATTCTTCTTTAATCTTTTCTCAACCCACTTGTGATTCATAAAAGATAAATAAAGAGTAAACCCTTTGTAATAATATTGTTGATTTATTTCAGGGATAGCTTCACATAATGTTTCTTCGGTTACTTCTTTAGTATCTTCAGGCAACAAACTATTAATCCATTGTACCTGAATTTTCTCTGCTTGTCTACGAATAAATTTAGCTTTCTTGCCATTCATCTGTAATCTCCTGTACTCGTGGTTCTACCACTAGGTCTGTGAAAAAGACAGGACCTCTTGCATAGTTATAAATACGCAAGCCTTGTCCATTGTTTGATTCAGCATGGCACTCTTGTTTATGAGGACACCATACGCATTCTCTTGGAAGTTTAAAGTTGCCCTGAGTTCCCTCTGCTATCGGTTGATAACATAACTCAGGTGGTTCGGGCTTTTTTAGCGTTGCCTTCAACCCTTTAATTTTAGACTTTATATCAGGTTTGTCAAGTTCATCAGGTCTAAAAAACCAAAGTTCTCCTGTTTCTTTATTAATAGCTAGGAAACCTCCTTGATCTGTGCCTTCTGCTTCTTCATATCCTGCAAGCTGTGCCATGTACCCAAAGCTATCGTTCTCAGGTAGAGTACCATTCTTAAATTTGTTAAATGAAAAGCCTGATGCAGATTTTATATCTACTACTTCTCCATCTATCTTACAATCCATATGTCCTTTGATACCATTAACATTAACTTCTTTTTGTTGATCAGTTATTTTATGTCCTGATAGTTTAACAAGGAATACAACTAGAGCTTCTAGTATGTGTCCATATAAAAATTTAATAAGCAGGGTAGCCTGTAAATCTTTTGCTTTTATTTTAGAATGTTTGTTATACCAAAGTTGACGAGCAGGTTTACCTACATTAGACATACGTAAAGCATCCTTAGTCTTGGGTTGTTTCTTAACCCAACCTCTAAGAGCTTCTTTCATATCTTCACCGAATGAGTCGATCATTTCTTCTGATAACTCTAAGCCTTCTCCTTTTGCTAATGGAGCAAGAGCTTTGTATATATCAGGTACTATGTTTTCTAATTTCTTTTTCATTTTACGTGCTCTATAAAGTGAAGTTCTCTTGTATCAGGATTGAATCCTAATAACTTAACTCCTAATTTTTGTTGTAATTTTGTGCGAGTCTTTTTACAGTTAGGTTTCTTCTCATTATCATTATTAGTATGGGTAGTCTTAACATCAATTAAAATTGTCTTACCTTTCTTATCTAAAGCAATCATATCCACAGGACCTGTACATCCTGAGTTTTGAAATACTTCATAGCCATTATCCCACAACCACGTGACTGCATAGTACTCTGCAAAGTCTCCTTTTCTACTTGAATCTTTAATGGGTTTCACTCCAATCACCTCCTATTTTATATTCCCCTGTTAAAGGGCAACGCATGTTATAATATTCACCTGCCTTCTCAATACAACCGACAGCTAATTCTCCTATATGATCTGCTAAATCTTCTCTAACTTCCATTTGCCATTCATCGTGGATGTTAGCTACAAACTTAGCATCATATGTGTTTAATTTAATGAGAGAGTCTAGCATAGCTAATGCTCTCTTCATAACTATTGCACCACCACCTTGTAATAAACTATTCAAAGCAGCATGTTCATTTCTAATAAATATCTTACGACCATCTAATCCTTTGAGGTAGCCTCGTTTAGCTGCTCTTGATACTCTTTCTCTAAGAGTTCTAAGTGATGGGTTATTATCAAGGAATCGTTTCTTAAGTTCTGAGCCAAGCTTTTTGCCTCCTCCAACCACACTCCCAATTTTTGCATCTCCTGCCCCATAGATAAAGGCATAGATGAAAGTTTTTGCCTGATCTCTTGATTGAAGTCCTGCATCTTTTTGGTTAGCTGTGTGTATGTCTCCTGTTGTAACTTCATTTATATAATCCTCATCGTCCATATAGTGTGCAAGCATTCGTAGTTCAAGACCACTAGCATCTACACCTAATAATTTATAACCATCTTTAACTGTCCAACAGGCTCTACATTCCTTCCCATATTCACTAGCTAAACTAGGAACTTGAGCGAGGTTTGGAGACCTATGCGACATTCTCCCTGTGATAGTTCCATTAGGAACTACAAAACCATGTACTCTACTGTCTTCATCAACAGCTAGTATCCATGAATCTATCTGTGCAATTCTCTTTTGTAATAAAAGAAACTCTGCTATTAGTCTAGCCTCAGGGATCTTTTTTACCTTAGCTAAAGAAGATTCATCTACGATTGGTTGACCAGTAGGAGTAAACCTATTAGGTTTCCAACCAAAGTCTGTAAGATATTCACCGATTTGTTTACGACTACCTAGATTAAAAGGTTGTAACTTCTGTCTCATAAAAGGTTTCAAGTCAGCAGTTGCTAATACTTTTTCATATTCTTCAGCAGTCAAACCTGACTTAGATAGTGTACCATTCTTTTTAAGTTTAGGTGTTACTAATTTTATATCAACCATCTTAGGTTTGAATACCTTCTGAACTTCCTTTTCAACCTCAAACATTCTTTCTTTTAATTGTGCAACTAAAAGCATAGCCTGCTCTTGATGGAATGCAAATCCAGTATCTTCCTGTTCTTTTAATACTAAAGCAACAGAATGTTCTAAATTGATAGACTCTTCTGAAAAATCTTTACCTTCTTCAAGAAGTCTTTTGTAAACTCTTTCATTTAATATCACATCTTGCTGACAATACTTCAACATATCTGTGTTATAACTGTCCCAATCCTCAGGTTGTTCAGCCTTAGGCATACCAACTACGTATCCCCAAGTCTTTAAACTGTGTCCATTCTCTCGGATAGGATTAAAAAGTCTTGACATAACTAAAGTATCTTTAATAACTTTATCATTAAGTTTAACATCATGTAGTCTTTCAAGTACAGGAATATCAAAACCTAAAATGTTATGACCAATTAGAACATCTGCTTCTTTAAGATACTCAATGCCTTCTTTTATTCTAGAAGGACCAAAGGAAACTACAGGTTCACCTAAAGGTTTAGCTACAATACACCAAATAGTATCAGGTTTTAAACCATTGGCTTCAATATCAAATACAATTTCTTTCATGTTGCCTCCTAAAATGGTAGGTCATCTAAAGTTTCCTCGTCTGTGAGTTCACTCATACGACCTGTCTGTGGATTATATAATAAACTACAGGCTAAACCTGTGTCTCCTGTGTATCTAGATTTAAGAACTCTGACCTTTGTAGTGTTAGATTCCTTTTCATCTTCTGCTTGTTGATTTCTTTCTAAGGCAATGACACAATCCGATAGTTGTGATATACCTTGAGAACCTTTAAGATGAGACAACGAAACTTCAATACCTTGTTCGTGTCCTTTCTCACCTGCTGCTCTTCTAAGGTGAGATACTAAAAACATACCTACACCTGTCTCTTCAACAAGAGAACGTAAACGATTCATAAGATTATCAATACCTCTACGTTCATCGGATTCAGTAAGTTGATTCACTAACATATGTAAGTGATCCACTATTACCCAATCACATTCACAACCAACGACCATGTATCTAAGCTTAGAAAATATTTCATCTATATCTGTAGCTCCTAAATGAGCATGGATAAATACTTTATCTTTCTGAATTACCTTATCAAATAACTCGGTGAGTTGTTCGTCTGTGTAATTCTTTCTTTTCTCTTCAAGATAAAGACGATCATTAGCTTCGATAGATACAATACCATCAGCAGTTCTAAGCCAGTTCTCTTCAAGAGCTATAATACCTACATTATCTTCTGTGTTCTTAATAAGATAATGAGTAAGCTCTCTTGTAACACTAGACTTACCTAAGCCTGTACCACCTGTAAGTGTAACCAACTCATTTTTTCGCATACCATAAAGCTTTTTGTTTAAGCCTTCCCAAGGATATGCAATACTTTCTTTAGTCTCTCTCTCCAACCATTTATCTTTGGCACTAGAGAGTTCCATAATACCTGATGGTGTGTATGTCTTAGCATCCCACCATGCTTTAGTAAACTGTGCGTACTGCCCTTGTTCAAGCATGGCATTCGCATCTTTAAAACCTTCAGGCAAAGTAACTATCTTAGCTTTTCCCGGTTTTATAATACGAGCAACTTTCCTAGCTGCCTCTCTACCATACTTGTCATTATCAAAACAGATAATAACATTATCAAATGATTCAACGAACTCAATGCTGTCTCGTATATCTCTAACTGCACCACTCGCACCACGTTTGATAGAAACAGATGCCCATTTCTTATCAAAGATTTCGTAGACTGCCATAGCATCACACTCACCTTCTGTTATAGTAAGGTACTTACCACCCTTTCCAAAGAGTTGTTCTCCGAAAAGACCAGTTCCCTCATATCCTCCATTAACTACAAAGCCTTTCGTTGATACAGTTCTAGTTTTAGTAGAAACTATTTCATTGCTATTGTAGTAAGGGTAGATATGTTTAAGAACATTACCTTGACTATCATAAGTAACTCGTACACCATATTTCTTTGCAACATCTTCACTAATATTACGATCAGTCAAGTCTCCAAAGACTCCTGTGTATGAGTTTAAGAATGTGGTAGGCTCTTTATGTGTAGACATCTCTACGATATTCCCATCGAGAGAGTCTTGATAGTTTTTGAAATGGCTCTCGCAACTAAAACAGTAGCCTGAACCATCTTTATTTGTAGAGACAGGATCACTTCCACCACATTTCGGACATGGTAAGTTGTGCCTATCCCAATTACTTTGTTCCATATAACCTCCTCATAAAAAAGTGAGGGCAAGTCACTACTACCTGCCCTCGATCTAACGATGATACTAAAATTATTTAGTATCGGTTTCATCAGTATCGTTGTCGTCTTCAACAACTTCTTTAGTAGCTTTGGTCGTATCAACCATAGCTTCATCAGTCAGATGATCATTTACAACATTACTAAATACTGAATTTGCAGCGTTTAACATTAACCTTATTTGATTTAAAAAGGCTAACATGTTTACTGCTTGCTGTCCTTCAAGAGACAATAAACCTGTATCATATATCTTAGAAGAACCATCTTCTTGAGGTATAGTTATAGGTGCTCCTGAAAGTTGGGGAGATTCAGCCATTAGAATTCCTCCCCATCAAGTAGTTCAGCTCCATCTTCGGAACGATACTCAACAAGATCAAGCACTTGAACTGCTTGTAAGTCCAACCCTTTATAAGGTCCGAACTTATTCTCTCCTTCGTACTCGTTGTACTGAACTTTAACTTTAGAACCATTACCAACTGAATAGTTAACTTCTTGTTTGTCTACATCTAGTAATCTAGGTGCAGGTCTGACCATTCCATTTGGTCCATTAACTTTTCTCTTGATAATTATTGATGGTCCTTCATCAAGTTGTTTGATTGTGTGTCCTCTTGACGCAAAATCATTTGCAGTATCCTCGTCAACCACTAAATTGATTGTGAATACTGGTTCAAATCTGGTATTAGGTGTTTTAATACTTGCCCAATACGCAGTTCCTTCTTGTACTGCCATATTTTTCTCCTTATTATTTAACAGTATTATAAAAAACCATAGCTAACTCTTTCGAGTTGGGGCTATGAGCCAGTTGCCCCATCACCTCAGATAACTGAATTAAGTAGCACCTTGAGGAGGATGGAGATAGAGGGCATAGCTACTTAATGACTCAAGGAAATTGCCTTTAATATTAAGGTCATGTCTTTGAGTGTAAGTAGTATACCACATCTAATTCTATGATGCAAGCAATTTATTTAAGAAATTTATTATTCCTGATTGCTCACTTGAATCTATATATAAATTGTATGTATCAGAAGTAGCTGAGTGTACGATAGAATAAGTATCTTTATTCTTATACATCTCTGCACCATTTTCTGTACAAAAAGAATCCCATTCTTTGAATTGATCCTTTGTTAATTTAAAATGTTCTTCATTCATTGTCTTTTCCTTATTAATTTAAACTTGTTTTTCCATTTACTTTTCTTATAGATTGCCATAGTCCCATCAGCATATCTAACTTCTAATACTCCATGATCTGCATGAAGAGAAGTGATTCTATTTTTTTCAACTTGCTCTTTATACATTTCATGTGCATCATACTCAGTCATGGGCTGTTTCTAATTCATTTAAGTCATATATAGCTTCTTCAAAAACTGATTCACATTCATAGAATGCACTCTCTAATTTATGTTCTGCCATTGTGACTTGATCTAATAGTTCGTTCATCTCGTCAAGCAAACCATGTTCGTCAGCTAGACCTGCAAGTTTTGTTGTGATTTCACCAATAGGATAACAAAGATGCTTTGCTTCTTTATTTATATCCCTAGCTTCTCTTAATGCACATTCTAATTCATGTCGAATATCTCTCAGACCCATCCATTTATTTACTTTATTAAATCTAAATCTTCTAAACTCTTTTGATTCTGTAGATTCATCAGTACCTTCAAAGCCATCGAAGTCTCCGAAGAATCCTGTTGGTTTTATTACTCTAATAATATCCATGCCATAATTAAACTTTATAGTTTGTTTAGTTTTAATAGCTTCAATAATATCTAGTGTTGCTCTTGATACGTCAATCATTTTGATTTCCTAATGTATTTCCAATTATCTCTATCAAATTCAAGACCTAATAAGTCTCTAAGTCTCCATTCTAAATCATCTAACTTAGTTAAATCACTTAAGAATAAATCTCCACACTCATGTAATGTAGACGTTGCATTATCTAATTCTTTTAGATACCCTGCATATTTATCTAACTCTTGTGGAGTTAACTCAATAACTGTTTTTGTTTTTAAATGTTTTACTTTCATTTTCTTTACCCTCTATTAATTGTTAATTTAAGTAGGCAGTTTTTGGGTAGTGATGCCTAGCACTATCGCAAATTGTGGCTTTTGTTATTTTAAGTCTGCCAAACCTCCACGCACATGTGGGAAACTCAGACTTATACTTAGTTGCAGTACCTACCGAATCGGAATCCTTCTATCCTGCATTAGTCAACGAATCAGGAAACTAAGTAGTATACATATCCCAATCTATTTGACCATCATCACCATAATCTGTACCAACATAAGTGACTTTGTAATTAACTCCATCATCTGTCGTACCTGTTTTTTCATCACCTTTTTTGGTAACACTGACCATACAAATTGCATCTAAGATTTTACCATACTCATCATCATCAGTAAATGGTTTATCAGTTTCGATTGTGAAGTTTCTAACATCTACAGTCTGCTCTGTTACAAAGTATTTATATTTAGTTTTCATTTTCCTTGCCCTCTGTAGCGTTTGTAGGAATTTTTCTTCTTCTTATTCATGGTCGAGAATCCTACGTTACCTCTACCAATCGAAGTCTTTTTACCATGAGAGCCTGTCTTAGACGTATGCTCTATTTGTACTCTAGCTTTCCTCATTCTTTGTTAGTACCTCCAACAGTTCTTTCTCGTCTGTAATTAAATCTCTCACTTCCCTCAAATCATTTAAGTCTAAGTTACCATGTCTAACCCACTCTTCATCAGTCTCATCACAATTTAACTGCACTACATGAGTAATGCTAGGCATCAGAACTATATTATCTAATGCTTCTTGCATAGTTACTGCAAAAGTTTTAATGTTAAACTCTTCACCATCTTCATCTATAACTTGAGCTATATATTGTTTGTAATTCAATGCTTCCTCCTTGCATACATACCTGTTAACTTTTCTTTCTTAGGGTGTTCCTTTCTGTTAATGTCGTCCAAAATTTCTTGCTGTAGTCTATCATTTTCCTTCTCGTTTGTCAACCCTATAACTTTTATGTTATGCTTTTTAGGTCTCCAATTTTTAAAGAAGACTTGTTTCTTAGGTCTTACAGCATATGTCCATTGGACAGGAACACCCTTGTCATCATAATAAAATTTTAATTCCATTCAGTTATCCTAAAGTCAGGCTCAATTCCAAAACCTTCAGGTAAAAACCTAACACAATTTTCTACTTCCTCTACATTTATAGTAGGACTTACTGAATCACCTGTCTCTCTATCTAATCCTAAGATTAAACCATTCCCTGCTAATTTAGCTGAGGTTTCAGTCCCAAAGTATTCAAAGTATAATTGGTTTTCTTTATACAACCCTTCATCATCAACATAGATTGTGTTCACTCCATCTATATTAACAACATCAAAAGTTCGGCAGTCTACTAACTCATAAATATTCTTAAGAGTATCATCATGCTCTACTTCTTTTACTACTTGGTTTTTTACATCTATTAATATTGCTTTCATATTATTCTCCATAGTTATTAAAATGTTTTCTAGCGTATTTTTCTGCAAAGAAATCTAATGCTTCTCCTGTCAGACCTTTAGCTAACCCTATCTCTAACCCTCTATCAAAGAGTTCTTCGATTCTTAAATCATTAAAGTGATTGCTCATTCTTTCTCCTTTCTTCTTCTTCTGCTTTTGCCATAAACTCTAAGTCGTCTGATGATAGTGCTGATGTGCAATGAGTTTGTAAAAATGCAAACGCTTCACCTAAGATAACTAAATGTTCTTGTACATAAAACTCGTCAAACTCACCAACTATTCTTTCAGGATATACTTTTAGAACATGGTCAACCACATCATTAAACAGATCAGGTCTACTTTTTATTTTCCAATAGTCTCCTAAAAAATCTATTACTTCTTCTCTCCAAATTATTTCTGCTTCAGTCATTAGCTTTCTCCTTTAAATCCTCAATAACATCTTTCAATTCATCAATCTGTTGTTGTAATGAATCTAAATCATCTTGAATATCATAATGTAAATCATTAACTTTTTCACTAGCTTGTTCAACAGCATCATCATAGTCACGTTTTTGACGTTGCTCAACATCAAACAAATCATTTTTAATATCGTTAATTACATCTGAATCTTCTACAAGTTCTTCAATTGCTCTTATTATTAATTTTATTTCTTTATCCATTGTCGGTCTCCTCGTCCCAATCATCTAGTTTTAGTATAGTTAAAATCATTCGTGATTCAGTACAAACCACAACAAGATTTTTACCATACTTTTTTGTTCTCCATATAAAAGTTTGGTATGGAAAATACTTGTGCATAGTTCTTTGCCTAGTGAGAATTTCCCATTTAGCATCTATAGAACCTTCACCATGCCACCCTCTTTTTTCTAACCATTTCTCTGCTGAAATGTAAGCATCATTTCTTGGATATTCTTTATTATCTAAATGTCCAAAAGATATTTCTCTCTCCATTTACTTTACCCCACTAATTAAGTCATCAACCATAGTAACTTCTGCAAAGAACTCTCTCTTACCTGTTCCTCTAGGATCATGTGGTCTATTACAACCTACAAAACTACCATTGCTTTCATATTCTTCACCAAAGAAAGAAGTTTCAGTATATCTTAATCGATTACCTATGTTTTCTTTCAACTCTTTTTTACTTTCGTAATTTAGTATCATCATTGTGATGTCTCCTCTTTTAATTGTTCTAGGCTATCAAAAGCACTATGATTTGGACAAACATTTTCCCAACCCGAATCGTTTATCCAAGCTATTAGCTCTATTCTATTACATATATGGTAATGTTTATTAGTACTATGATTGTAAATATATATTGGTTTAAAATCAGGTTTCATATAGCCCTCGCTTCTATTAAGTTATCAACTACAAAACCTGAATAATCTTTCTTAGCTTTGCCCTTTGCTTTTAAACCAACCACTACGTTAGGTTCATCTAAAAATCTCATATCGTGTGCATCTCCATCTATAACCTTCAAGCCTTTAAACATTGAAGGTAACTTATCTCTAAACACAACTGCCTTATTGCATTGAACTCTCTCAAATAGATTAGAATATTTCTCATTAGCTTCTGAGTAACTCCAAGTTAAATGATAGTTCTTTATACCCTCAACCTTTCTAGTAGGTATCTTGGTGTAGTCATAGAACAATACATCAGGAAATATCTGAAAAACATTCTGTTCTTTGTAAAGCTGATGTTCCCATTGAATATCAGAAGTTCCATTAAGTCTAAGACATGGTATCTTCTTTAGTTTAAAACATTCATCTATAAACTTATGAATGTCCTCAACCAAGTACTCCATAAAGGTATCATAGTTATCTAAGAACATTAAAGTCTTTCTAATTCTAGCTTTCTGAATACTAGAGTAAACACCACCAAGACCTGCTGTATTTAAACATGGCTCATGGCATTTTGCAATAGTAGCATATGGACATACAGTACGTTTGTTATCTGCTAGATTATGTGGTGCTAAATACATAATCCTACTAAAGTATTTACTTTGTATCTTATTGCTCTTGTCTATCTTAGGACTAGAGCTTGATAATAATTTATATGTTGGCATAGTTTCTCCTCAATTAAACTGGTGATAGAGGTAGGATTTGAACCTACGAACTCTGAGAGAATAGTTTTACAGACTATCAGCTTTAACCACTTGCATACTCTATCATAAAAGTGTGTGACTAAGATTGAAAGTCTCTATTTCAATATTAATACTAGCTGACACTTAGTCACACTTGGTAGTTTTTACAGCAGAGGTCTACCAACTCCTTAAGCTATACTTAGCTTAGTAATTTCAATTAGAATTGATTAGCAATCTCCTCCATAATAGCAGGCAGATTATCTTTCCACTCACTATCAAGTAAAGATATAGCTAATTTATCTTCAACGTCTCTTTTAATAGTCCAATCATTAAAATCAAACTCAAGATCATTTTCATAAGTAGTATCTAATTTAGTATTAAATTTATTATTAAATGCTTTTAAGCTTTCTCGTCTTGTAGTTTGAAGAATATCTTTTTCTTGTCTAAGAATATTTATTCTTTTCTCAATATCTACAATAGATTTATTAGTTGATTCTATAGCTTGATATTCTTTTTTTGTTTTAAAAGTTTCATTCTCTTTTTCAAACTTAGATTTAATAGTTTTAATTATCTGATTAACTATTGCGTCTTGTTCAAATTTTCTCATTTGTTGTGCCATTTTTCTATCTCCATAGATTGTTATTAACAAGTTCTAGTTGTTTAAAGGACAACTAGAAAACCTTGCTAGTTATTCTAGGTACTAGCACCTTTTTACTTTAGCTTAGTAATTAAGCGAATACTTTTCTGATTGCAGTAAACAATCTAACAAAGATATTACCATTGATAAAGCTATCATAAGTATCAATAGTCTCTAAAGTATTTTGAATGTCAACATTGTTAGCAACTTCTAAAACTTGCATACCTTTATTGGATTCATTTAACTTTACAAACCTTCTGAACCAAAGCTTATCAATAGGATTAGCTCTTTGTTTGTAAAGAGATACTTTGCCTTGATGATAGCCATCAAAAGTATTTCCTTGAGTTATTTCGTTTCTCTCTTGAGCAACTCTAACTCTAAGAACATTCACTCCCAAATCAGAAGCTTTATTCCAAACAGCTTGTATTGATTGTGGAGCATCTGCGATTTTTCTAGTAGTCGCACTACCTTTTCTAGTATAAGTAATATTACTCATATTTATTTACCTCCTCAGGTATTATTATTATTAAAAAGTTTCTTAAGGAAACCAATCTGCCCTAGCCCTAAAATTCTACCACAACCGACCAACGATTGCAAGCATATAATACTTTAGGGTTAAGACCATGCTCTAACTATCCACTTAGTTCCTAATATGTTATCATACTTCGGAGTTATAACTACATAGCTTTTGCCCTTGTTAAATATAAACCATCTATCTTCTTTAATACTCATAGAATTATTATATTTGAAACCTTTGTTTTTGTAATGGCTAAATGCCAAGTCTTTTGTTCTAAAATCCATTAGTTTATTACCTCTGATTGAACTAAGAAATAATCTGAAATGTTAGGATTAGATGTTATAAGTTCAATAATAGCTTCCTTTTCTGAACACCTACCAAGTGTAGACCTTATTGTCGTTTCAAATTTATGTATTTTAGATGAAGCGTCTGTAGTATATACAAACAAATAAAGTGTATCATGTTCTTTCATATTAACCTCCTTAGGTTTATTAGTTTATAAAATTGCCTGTCTGCCAAGCCCTAAAATTCTACCACAACCGACCAACGATTGCAAGCATACTCTAAGATAATATATGGCAGGAAATATATTAAAGACTTGTTGTCTTGTAAAATCTTTAAAGATATATCGCCATGTGGCTCTCCCAAGCCTTTAAAATTCTACCACAAACCGACCAAACTTTGCAAGCATATAATATTTAAAATAGAATAAATAATTTAAAAACCACCACCCTAATTTAATTAGTTTTTAATATACCACCCAAGTTTTTGAAGTAAATTTTAAAACTTCCACAGCTTTTTAACAGCTTTTAAACAGCTTATTAACAGCTTATTAACAAGTTATCCACAGGTTATTAACACGCCCTCAATATTCTGCAACGCCCTCAATATTCTGCCTGTATGATTATTTTCCCTACTGATAAATAAGAAAACTTAAGTTTCATATTTGAATTTTAAAATAGGGTGGGTGTTTTAAAAGACATGCCAAATAAAAAGACCGAAGGACATTAATAAAAACCTACTAGACATAAAAAAAGAGCAAGCCCTTTTCAGAACTTACTCTTTTTCTTAGAAGCTAATTAACTAAGCTTCAGGATTGCTTTCTATGTAAGCATTTATCATGTCTTTAAAGACCTTTGGAAGTGCCTTCTTAGAAAACAGATTATTAGCTTGCTGAAAACTTAGTTTGTTGGCTTTAATTAAACCATACAGGCAACCTAACAATTGCTTTTGCAATCTCCAATCCATTGTGCCATTCTTTTTCTTGGCAAATTTAAAACTCAATGCTCTTACTTGATTATAAGTAGCAGGTTGAGATAGACGCTCTTCGTCTATTTTATTTATATCAAATGTAGTATCCATATTATACCTCCTTAGGTTTATTGGATATTATTGTTACACAATTCCACATATTGTGAAATTGCAATTGAATCAGATGTATCATCACACCTGACTTTTACTACAGGTATTCCTGCTGATGTATAAGTATCAACATGAACTTCTGCTGTAAATCTGTCCCAGAAAACCAAAGTTTCCTGATTTTTAAAGGTTATTAATATTTGAGGTTTATTAATTTCCATAAATTTCTCCTTGTTAATTTGCCATGGTTAAAACATCGCTATCATGTTCTACGTCAAAAGCAGTCTTTATCAGGCTGTTAAGCTTTAGCTGTTATCAGCCTGTTGACTTTTGACTTAGGTTATGGAGTGATGTTCAATGCATAAATTATAAGAGGATAAATTTATGAATAGGAATTAAAAAACCTACAAATATTTGACCTTTAAAAATCACCCTAGAAACTGCCAGATTTTCTGGGATAGCATGAAACAGCAGAACGTGAATTTGCATACTTATACAGCAGTAGCTTCCTAATACCTGTAGTAAAATCGTGTGATAGAGACATGTGAATTCAAGGGTGATTTTACATTATGTGGAATTGCTGTTAGAATAATACCATTGAATCTAAGAGTCGTATAATATGGATATGGAATGACATATAAATATCTACAAAAATTACCTAAGTTCTTGATTTCTTTTGAAGTCTACAAAGTTTCTTTATTGAATATGGACATTATAAACTTTACAATCTTTGTAAACTAGGTAATTTTTGTAGTAGACGAAGAGCAAGGCGCTAATCTCAACCTGCAACTTATCTTCATTTATCAAGTAAGAGCAATTGAATTTAAAAGTAATTTGCCCATGGCACATTGGTTGGTGATTGCTATAAATAAATGCTAGGTTGCCTGTTGGATTAATACAAACTTTTAAATTCAGCAAGCTAAGAATCTTTCCAAGACTACGACACTTCCAAAGTCTATAAAACTAAAGACAAGATTACATATCAATCCTGCTTCAACTAATTAGCTTCTAAAGTCTTGTGTAAGTTCTTAGCTTGCTCCACATCTATGGTCTAGTAGGTAGAGGGCATGCAGGAGACCACCCACCCTCAGTAGTACATCTATAGTGTGGTTGAATATTTTAAACTAAAATGGGTGTAAACTAGAAATGTCGGGCTTTAAAGACTATAAAGGAAGAGAGGGAGAGATTGCCTAAGACTAAGCAGGCTATAAAGTCTATAAAGTGGTGTGCATCCTATAGGTACTAACCTGCCTACCGGACAAGCCTCATTATACAGTCCAGAGAAGATTCTGTCAAGTCCTTCTTGACTTTTTAGCATAGAGGTGTATACTGGTTTACATGAGCAGTATATTACCCTCATTATCAAAGCCTAGAGAACTTACAGAAAAACAACAGTTATTTCTTGATAGTCTAGTGGAAACCCAAGGAGATGCTAAACAAGCAGCAGCTTTGGCAGGTTATTCCGGTGGACACTACCAAGTTTTAAAAGCTTTAAAGAACGAAGTGTTGGAGCTAACCAAGGACGTGTTAGCTCACAACGCTCCTAAAGCAGCTTTTAAACTATTAGAGATAATGGAATCTGATAAGCCTATACCACAAGCTAATAATAAGTTAACGGCTGCCCAGTCTTTATTAGACAGAGTTGGAGTTTCTAAATCAGAGACTTTAGATATTAATCATCAAGTATCTGGTGGTATATTCTTAATGCCAGATAAAGCCCCTATAGAAGTAGAGGCAGAGGAAGTTGAATATGAAGAAACAAGATACTCAGAAGAAGAAACTGGAAGCGAACAACCTTATGTGGAAGAAGCTTCTGAAAGAGAAGAAGAAGAATAGGAGTAAATAATGGATACATTTATATTATTAATTGTTATAGTAGTTATTGGTGGTGTTGTACTTAAGAAGTCTAAGCCCGATACCTACAACAGTATTAAAAATAAAGTAACAAGTTTAATCAAGACTAAGTAATGGCACACGAAAATAGAAGAGCAGCTTTAATTAAAAAGCATAAGCTTAAAGGAGTAAACAAACCTAAAAGAACTCCCGGTCATAAAACTAAGTCACATATGGTTTTAGCACAAGAAGGTCATAATCTAAAGCTTATACGCTTTGGACAGCAGGGTGTTAGTGGTGCAGGCAAGAGTCCTAAGTCTGCAAAAGATAAAGCACGTAAGAAATCTTTTAAAGCTAGACATGCTAAAAATATTTCTAAAGGTAAGATGAGTGCAGCTTATTGGGCTAATAAAGTAAAATGGTAAAATAAAAGGAAAAGAAGTAATGACTATTGAACAAATACTAGTATTAATTGTATTACTTGTAACTGCTTGGGGTTTATCCTAATGGCATACTCACAACAAGTACTTGACAGATTTGAAAGTGTACTCAAAGAACCTGAGAAGCATGCAGTTGGTAGGTTTGATCCTACTGATCC